CACGGCTCCAGCACTCAGGCTGCCCTTGATACGCAGCACCACTTGACCGCTGTCCAGATGTGTGATTTCGGTGTTGGTCACCGCGTCGCCGTGCTCTGTCAGATGTGTTTTCGTAATCATTGCTTTCTCCCTTACTGTAGACCCAAGGCATAAACACCATAAATATCTACGTTTGTTCCCGGTCCACTGGGACCGGACGATATTACCGAAACCTTTATCTGCACCAGACCCAAGTTCTGGTTCACAGGCAAGGTTACGGCATCCAGCGTGAGCGCCCGTGTAGTAAGACTGAGGCTGTAGATGTTGGTGTACGTACTTCCGCCATCTAGCGAATAGGACAAGACTGCGGAGTAATTGTCAGCCGTCACCGCCGATAGGACATACAGCGTCAAACTAATCCAAGGTGCCGTCGTGGACGGAAAGCCGCCTACGGTGAATATTTGCCCAGCGGTTCCGCTGCTCGGCGGTGCCATGTACACGGCGGTATAATCGGTGAGGTTGTTGTCAATCGCATGATTGGGGTTCGTGACACTACCGCCAGAGCTAAACGGTTCTGTTGTCGTGCTTCCGGTGAAGATGGATGTCGATCCCGCCTGCGCCCCGACGCCGCCGTCATTGTTCCCCACGGTATCCGGTGCGGTAGCGGCTGGTGTCAAGATTGACCCAATGAAGAATCTCCCAGCGCCATTGATAGCTGTCGTCTTGGTCGTGGTCGCGTGGTATGTGACCGCTCCACCCGCAAGCGTCGGATCATCGAAGTAGACATAGTACAAAGTGCTGTAGCTCAGTCCAGTCACGGAGCCGCTGTTCTCGGACACCGCGCCGTTGCCGCTCGTCAGCAAGGTAAAAGATGCCACGTTAATTGTCGCGTTGGAGCCAGCGTCATGCCCCGTGATAGGGTTGGACTCGGGACGATACGTGAGTCCCGAAGCCGTAGTCGAGAAGTTGGATGCCCCATTGCCGACCTGTCCCACACCACCAGCGGGGTTCAAGGTGGGCACAAACCAGCAAGAAGGGACATCAAACTCACAGGTGCTCGCGCTCGCGGTTCCGTTGATACATTTAAACCGTCCGTAGACGCTCCCTGCGGGAACCACGGCTATCCCTGACACATAATTCCAGCTTGTGTTCGTGCTTGATGATGTCTGCGCTCCCCCCAAGTAACTGCCGTTTTTGTCCTGAAAGGCGAACTGAATATAGGGCAATGACGTTCCGTCTGATTTTACATACCCCCCTACCGTGTAGTTGTCGCCGGGGTTCACAGACCACTGCTGTAAGACTTGAGCATCCGCGTACAAAGTGCTGGACGTGAGCTTCAAGCTCTGCGTGCCTGAAAATTGCGTGACCGTGTCGTAGGCGAGCGTTGAGCTATCCGCGACCCAGCCGGGCGGCGGCAGTATGGTTGCCGAAGCCTCAAAATTGGAGTTGGGGACAATGATTGAATGCCCGTCCAACACGACTGGCGTCCGTAGATAGGTTGTCCCATCTGCGACGTTGTCGAGCGAAGTCGGCCCTACGAGAACCCAATAAGAGATATTGGTGGGCAGGTTTCCAGTAGTTATCGACGTGCAGATGTAGAAGTTTCCGTTGTAGGTGACTTCGTTACCCGGACTGTATGTCGTGCCCGAGTTGTAGGCTCCGATGAAAAGCGCGGAAGTTCCCACCAGAGTCCAGTAGGTCGCGTTCGTGGGCAGGTTTCCTGTAGTCGCGGAAATGCAGATATAATAGTTGCCCAAGTAACTGACTTGGTTTCCGTCCACATACGCGGTGGCACCGTTGTAAGTTCCGAAGTAGATACTGTTGTTCCCGGTAGAAATGACTTGCCAGTAAGAAGCATTCGTTGGCAGGTTCCCGGTTGTGTTAGCGGTGCAGATGTAATAATTGCCAGCGTACGAAACTTGGTTGCCAGCGATGTAAGCGGTGGCAACATTGTAGGCTCCCAAAAAGATACTTGAGTTCAGAGAAATCTGCTGCCAATACGTGGCGTTCGTCGGCACGTGCCCCGTCGTGTTTGCTACGCAGATGTAGTAGCCAACATTGCCGCTGACGGAGTACGTGACCTCGTTGCCTTGGATATAGGCACTGGTGGAGCTATAAGCACCCTTGTAGAGATTTGGATTAGCGGAAGGCTCAAGTATCCCTGTCGCGGCGTCGATTGAGCCGGGGTTCAAGCCGGGTAGCGTGAAGGTCACAGGGGTAAGTGTGCTCAAGTCCTGTGCCATCAGACCAAATGCGTTCACGGATTGAAACTTGAAGTACAAAGTCTGACCGCGCCAAGTAGGATCGTAGGTGTACTTCCACACAGCAGAGTCCAGCCGCATGAACAAGGAACCGCTAGCATGAGATGAAATAGTAGTGCCATATTGTCCGCGACGCAGATAACCTGACGGCGGCGAACCTTGAAGACCCATTGTTATTTGATTCTGACCCGTATACGTCAGAGCCGAATAGGAGACGATCTCCCCATCCACGAAGCACGCTGTGTTTCCCGAGTCAGCGTCAAGAGTAGTTCCCGCGTCGAAACTTCCACAGTTTTCTGCTAAGTTTACCACAAGAGTGTCTACGTAATCGGGGTCATGTGCTGCTGGACTTCCGCTCAGTGTCGCACCAAATGTGGCATTGAGCGTGCCCAAACGTGCGGGAGACTTCAAGGTTCCAATTTGATTGTATGTTGTGCCGTCTTGAGAGACATACACGTTACACGCGCCCCAAGTATTGCCGACTCCCAGCGCACCAATCCAAATCTGGTCGCCGTCAAACAAGGTCAGACGGCTGGAGGCTTCGAACAACACGACTTCGGAATTGCCTGGATCGGCGTATGCGTTGGCGACTGCCACAGACTCGTTGAGTTGCTTGTTGTAGAGCGTCGGCTGGTGAGCGCCGAACGGATAATCTTCTGCCGTGATATGTAATCCCTTGATAGGGTCGTCAACAATCTTGAGAATTCTGATGGGTACGTTGGTCACGCCCAAGTTCACATTGTTCAGTCCCGCAGCCCACACGCTCGTGGTAGAGATAGTGATGACATCCATCGGCTCCAACTGGCTGTAGGTGAAGTCGAGGTCGAACTCGAATGTGCGGCGGGTGTAGCCGTTGTGCTTAATCCGCATGTTCCCCGCAAATTTCGCGGCTGACACGGTGTGAATGAAGTCCCAATTTTGGATACTTTCTTGTCTCGATCCATTGATGTTGATTAACCCTTGGTCAGACTCCTGCGTGATCTCAGGTGCGTACTGGTTGAGACGGTTGTTCCATTGAATTTGAACAATGTTCCACGCGTCAGCAGCACTAACGCGGCCAATCTTTACTGGGTCTTCGCCTTCCTTGGACACGAAGCTCGTGTCATCCAATGCGACGATGTATGCCGACGGAGCCGTCCACGTCACGCCGTTTGCGGCTGCGGAAGTGTCTCCGTAAGGAACAAATTTGAGAAATCCTTCAGAGTAATATCCTGCACACATTCCAGCTTCAAGCCACTTGCTGATCACTGATGAGGCGGTGTCCTGCGAGTCGAGTACTGGGCTGATGAAAAAGTTCTGAGCGGCAAACCAGTTCCAAGCTGTGCCGTTGGTCGTGCTGGTGCCAGGCGCGGCTGCTCCGCCCCATGTTCCCGACGCTCCGTCATCGATACACTGCGTGGGAAACGGAACTGGGCCTACGCCCAATCCGCATTGCTTGTTTGTGAGCACTTGATAGATACACTGGACAGGATTACAGTCTTGGATTCCCTGCCCGAATATGTCATAGGTAATGGTCTCAAATCTGTTTTGCTGAACTTGCGCTCCGCCGCCCAAATCCATTGGCTGATACAAAAGTGTCGCGATGCCTGTGTAACCAAATGCGGCGTCGGGATAAGAAGCTGTTAAGAATGAGTATGGAGCTTGACCCATCGTCCCATTTTGAAGTGTGTAATTGAGACTAAGAGGTTCACCAAACGTGACAGCATTAGGGTCGAATACCGAGTAGCTGACTGTGACTAGCGCATTAATGTCAGGAGTTGAAAACTTGTAGACAGCTGGGCTGTTTCCGCTGACGCTATAGGTTCCAGCCAGAGTCGGTGTCCCGCTGACCAGCGTGAAAGCCACGCCCGTGGTCGTATAGACCACGCCAAGGTCGCCGCTGACGTAGGCATACAGAACCCCGCCGCTGACGCTAATGGTCTTACCAGCGGGAACGATGTCATTTTCCTGACGATTGATAGTTGTGACGCTGTACGAATAATTGACACTGACGACGCGGGTATTGTCCGAGTTGGAGAAGACATAGACGTTTGTAGCCGGGTTGATGCTGTAATGTCCGGTAGTCAGAGTCGAAGGCGTCTGCCCCGCGCCCCACGCGACAAAGGTCATTGACGCCCCGAAGCTGCCGCTCAGCACTGTAGGCGACGGCGCTCCGAGGTCATTGTTCGAACTGCTGTAAGTATTCGTGACTCCAACGCCTAAGTCGTTGTTGAGGTTTGTGGCGTTCACGGGTGTGTATGTGTACGGAGTAGCTATCGTGTAGCCTTCTGCGGCTTTAGGACTTCCTAGCCAAGACTGACCCGCCCAGACATCACCGACGCCTTGAATCGGTCCATTACACAATGCTACGACAACATCCGCAGAATACAGGTATTGACCGCTCTTACTCCCACCACCCTTGCCTCCGGCTCCGGGGTTATGACCCTTAGTAGGAGCGGGCCTGGACGCAAAGCCGTCCATCCATAGCAAGGACTGCTGAACCGGAGCGGTGCCAATGACCCAGATATACGGGTTGCCGTAGGCAGACTGGTTGACCTTTGTATTAAAGAGCGGTTGTGGTATCGGATCGCCTAATCCCATTACTTAGTGACCTCGTCTTTCAAAGTGAAAAATACTTTTTCACGCCTTCTGAATCTTGTATTCATTCCGTGTCCTGCTGTCACGCCTTCGCGTTGCAGCGAGTGGAGGATGTACGCGGGCCATTCAACAATAATTGATCCGTGGTAGAACCCTTTCCCGAACTTGTAGAGGACGATGTCCCCCGGCTTGACTTCGGACTCAGGAATCTCACGAGCGAATCGGCGCACGGTGTCTATGTAATCGGTGTCGTTTCTGTTCTCAACTTGCAGCGAGTAGTTCTTGGGGAGAGTTGCGTCCGCTGGCACGAGACCAGCCTCGACGTAGACTCCAAACAAGAATTGCCCACAGTCGCAGCCCACACCCTTGATACAGGTGTTTCCGCGATACTTCGTGCCTATCCACTCCTTGGCGACGCGCACGATGTTCTCTCTCTGTTCCTGTGTTAGTGACATAAAATCCTTATATAGCCTGAAGAGGCTGTGGAACCGCAATTGCTCCACCGAAGTTAACCAAATTGTTGACCGACGAGCCGTTCGGCTTGATCGTTGCGGCACACATTGTTGCCGACTTATCGCAACCCTTGATTACACTGTAGGTATCGCCAGCAGCTACAGGCATGAGCCAAGGCAGCGTCATCTCTAGATTGCCTGTACTGTCATGAAGCTTCACAGTTTGCGTGAGTCCCGCGTTGTCCCCAGTCAAGCAGGTGATGACGCCTTGACTGAAATATCCTGTTGCCTGCGTGAAGGCAGAACTGGGCGTCAAGGTAGATGACGTGCTGCCTGTCTTCGCAGTGAAGCTCACAGTGTAGGTAGCGGCGACTTGTGTACAGTTAGTGTCACAGAAGCTCCACGGGCAGCCGCTCTGTATTAGGCGGGATGGAACTTTCTGGTTGAGCACGTACAGCGCATCCGGACACTCGAACTCAACGTGCGAGCGGTTGATGTCAGTGATCTTATCTATGAAGCCGAAGAACTTTGTCTCGATGCCTGCGGTCACGGTTCCGTAAGACCCTGATGGCATGTACGCCGTGTAGACTGAAATCTGTACCTTATCGAAAAGCCCGTTGAAGGCCGCCGCCAATATGCCAAGGGTCAAGCCCGGATAAGCGGTGCCCGGTTGAGGCACGCAGGTAAGAGCCATAGAGTTTGATGAAAGGTCAAAGCTCGCCTCGGAAGTAATAGCTCCACGGTTCCAACGTCCAAATTGTGTGGCGTAGAAGGTCGTAGTCGATCCCGTCCACCCACCAGTCCCACTAGGAACGGTGATGTCCCACTGTCCCTCACAGGCATAGATGTTCTGACCGTTTGGCAGCGAGATATAGAACAAATCTGACTTCAGACAGTTGGGGTTAGCCTGTAAGAAAGTGATTAACGAGCTAGGCACGAGACGCTTCATTTTAGATGAACTCCGAGCTGAACTTGATGGACACGAAGTCCCATTGATCCGTGCCACTGTTCGTAGTGAAGGCACGTGTGGAGTCCATTGCGTCTTCCGCGAAGCGACACAGGTTGTAGAAGCTCCCACTCCAATTCAGTGTTGCGTTGTTTGCCGGGGCAGAAGAGAAAGTCACCACGCCTGTGCTAGAGATAGAGTATGTTGCCGTAGAACCATTCACGTGAACGGCGGTTGGGCTACCGTTCAGGTTTTGGATGATGTCCACGCCAGTTCCCCCAATTAG